CAATGTATCCATGCACCACGAAGCCACGCTCAGAGAGAAATGCACAGAAATCGCCGACGCCATCGGCAGCTCGCCTGAAGCAGTCCTGGACGATATGAATAGAAGGTTGCCGGGCGTGTTATTGGGAATGTACGTCGCGGAACCGGATCGACTGTTCCCTGGGTTTGAATCGCGTTTCGTCCCGAAAAAGCAATGAGCCAAGCAAAACCTGGAACCGCGAGCAGGACGTCAGCACTCGCTCTATCTACGCCAACACCAGGTCCTGCCCTGGTGCGAAGAAAATCCGCACGCCAAAAACCAAAAAACCCCTGATCTCTTTCGAAATCAGGGGTTTGGCGTATTGAATTTGGCGGTGACGGAGAGACTCGAAACTTCAGGCTGAGACAGTGAAGTTTCGGTATTTGAGGCAGCTTCCGAGCCAGCAGCAACACCCAACCGACTAAACGGTGCCTCTCAAGCGCATCAGGCTCAGCAAGGAATCTCGTTCTTGCAGAGCCTATGGAGAGTGGAACGACCTGCCCGACGAGGGCAGCGCACCTTTGATGGCAACGACCGGGACATGCAGCGTGGGTTGTGTGATGTCATAGACCTGAAGTTCACACCCTTCCCCACGATCTACGAAAACAAACTCCGCCAGATAAACCTTTTGCTTCTCAGGAACAAAGGTACTTGTGATCGGTCCGCAGGTGTAATCCGAGGAGACAGTCGGATTGGCGGTTACCTTTTTCTCATACTTGTTCTTCGACGGGTTGAATACATAGTCTTCGTTGTAAAGCGTGCGATAACCTGGCGCCGGAATTTGACTTCTGACCGTCGATGATCCGCCCACTTGCAATGTCTGGCCGGGATCGGCCTGTATTTCCAGCTGGGGGAACTGCTTGGAAACCGCACTGTTGAGACGACTGAACCATGCGCCAACTTTATTGCGAAACGGTTTGACGACGGTCCCAAGTTTATCGGGTCGTTTATCCAAGTCGTTTCCTCGAACTACTTCAAAATCTACCGGGTTAGCTGCATCACCTGATGCCTGCATGATCACTTTGGCGTGTAGTTCATCTACGGTGACCGTCTTCTGCTCCAGCATGATGCCATCGGTCCAGAGTGATGGCGCAGAACTGCGAGAATCGGTAACGCAACCGCACAACCCCAAAAATAGAGCCATCATGACAACTGTCTTCACTGCACTTCCCTGCGTTGAACTGCCGATGAGCTTCCAGGTATTTAGCGTTTCCTGAAGGCGATTACAAAACGCCACTATCGCGCAGAATCACAACCTAGGGAAACCGGTGAAACGCGGAAATTTCGCCCTTTTTATTCGGAACGCCAAAGCCTGCTTGCCTGAGCCTGCTTTTGACGCACCGAAACAAAGCATCAGCCCCCCTATTGATCCTATCGGGTTATTTTCCAGACGCCAGAAACCACAAAACCCCTGATCTCCTTCGAAATCAGGGGTTTTGCGTATTGAATATGGCGGTGAAGGAGAGATTCGAAACTACCCGTTTGCGGTTTTCTGAGCGTACCCCCCCGGTTTATAAGGGCTGCAGGGGAGCGAGATTTTGAATCTCAGTCCCATGCCAGTCCCATGGGTTTTGCGTACCAGGTTGCAGAACAGGGTCGAGAAGGCCATTTCGACGCTTCATGTTGACCCATGGGAAAAAGGTAATTTTGGTAATGCAGCAGGAGGCGACCTTTGGAAGCCTTGAAAATCGGGGCCTTGAGAGAATTCCGCAGAGGTAATAATTTAGTAAGTATGAGGTTAGAAAATTACCTTTCCCATGGGTAATCGCTGATAGCCCTAAAACCCAGTAAAATCAGGCACTTCAGAAAATATTACCCTCACCATTACCTAAAATTACCCTTTGAGGTAATGAATGAAAGCCAAGCACCATAAGGGCTGTAGTCCTCTTTCACCCCCTCGCTTACCAAAATTACCTTTTTCCCACCCCACGTTTGAAAATATGCATAGGGCAAATCCCAAGCAACCGCTTTCGGGTCCAATCTGGTGCACTCTCGCTGCTATTCTGATTTCTTTCAAATGGAGCAGTACCAATGCCAAGAGAAGACGCTTTACCCGGAAGCTCGATGCGTGACGTATTCGATGTATGCCAGCGCGCGCATTCCAAGGGCTGGGAAGGTGTTCTGTATACATACGCAGCGATGAAATTCCCCTGCATCGCACGGCCATTGGACGGAAAATTCGCTGATAGTGCCGATTCAGGACTATAGGTTGATTGATTGACCTCGCTCCAGTGTCCATCAAGACGAAGCATGACTTTAAATGTCTCTAGACGGCTGACACTTAGATGTCAAGAACAAATGAGGTAGTATGGAAAGGCACAAAGGGGGTTAACGTGGAAAAAGTAGCTCAGCAGAAAAAACATACCCGGATCGTATTAGGTAACATGGAAACGGTTCTGGTTCACAGCGGCGATGGCAGCGTCAAGGCGCTTTTGGTACACGCGGACGGTGTCGTGGAGAAGCATGCAACCAAGAGCCTCTCTAGCAGTATTCTCGGTCAAAAAACGGGTGCTAGAGCGCGGTTGATGCGTGCGCCTCATCTGTCAGATCTTGAGCGTGATATGGCGGAGCTTAAGAAGGTAGTGGCTGCGCTTGCGGTTCGATCTGTCGTGCATGAAGACAATGCCACAGCTTTTGATGCTGAAGAAATGACAGTCTTAAAAGCTGAGAAAGCTTATCAGTTGCTTGACAATCCGCCCGAGCCTACCGAGGCGCTACGCAGTCTGCTTACCCTCCGCTAAGGGCATTAAATGGATTTTATAACTATCGATTTTGACAAGTCGATTGACCGCTCGGCTTTTGATTGTGGTAAGCATCCTGCTTTAAATACCTACATTGTTGAGCATGCTGGACAAGACCAAAAGCGCAATCTCTCACGCACATTTTTATATGTGGAAGACGGATTATTGCTGGGGTATTACACCTTGGCGAACACCTCTTTGGCATTGAGCGAGCTCAGTGATGAGCAAAGAAAGAAGATGCCTCGTTATCCTATGCCAGCAGTTCTCCTAAGCCGGTTGGCTGTCGACAAAATGGTCCAGGGACAAGGGCTTGGCCTACGACTGATGGGTGATTTTTTTCGCCGCGTGTACGAGATATCTAAACAGTCCGGCGTAGCCTTCATTGTCGTTGATGCGAAAGACTCCACCGTGGCGGATTTCTATAGGGACGCACTCGGGTTCCTACCCTCATCAAACAATCCATTGCGTCTAGTTCTCTCTACTGCGACGTTGATTCAAGGTTTCAGATCCCTAGCTTAATCAGAGCTCTGACACCCTTTCTCGCCCTTCTTCACGCGAAGCTATCCATCACCTTGGATCGCTGTGCGCTAGTGAAATACGTAGATTGTCCCAATCCGGCTGTAGCCCTTACTAACAGGGCCTTCCAGTCGATAACGCTTGTGTGACAGCGCTCCCCCTAATCACGCTCGCGCCGCTAAAGAAAATAAAAAACCGGTGCAAATTCGAGGTTTTGTCGTTTTTTGTCCCAGCGGGGCTGGGGTTTCCGGAACACGTCTGCTTTCAGGACAGCATTCCATCGATGCGTATTACCTTCATTTCCTTGCAAAACCTTGCACTCTTTGCAATCGCAGATTCACGGGGGCAGCGGCCATGTTCGCTTGTCTGGAGGAGGGTTACACCCCGCGCCGGTTTGCAAAAATAATTGATACAAAGCCCGCCGGCGGGAGGGGGATAAGTGATTTCTCGCGAGATTTTTTCTTCGTGCCAGAAGTTTTTCCATGGCTGCGCCAACACCAACAAACCCAACGACCTGAGGCCGACGGGGCTGAATTGCTGACCGTCAGTCGCGAGCTGCTGCAGGAGAGACTTTCGCTTGATAAGCTGTATGCACATACAGTACTCCAATAAGCGCGGGTTGTGCGATGAATTGAGATTTTGCGGGCGGCATTGCCGATCGGGCATCGCTCATGGGCAACTGGCATGGAATGTTGCTGGATAAAGAAGCACTGCTGAGCAAGCCGGGCACGCATCACAAGGCGCTGCTCAGGCAGGCCCACCAGTTGCACCAGGAACAGGTCATAGACGATGGCGAATTATGCGACTTCCTGGAGCTAGCAGACGCCGCGCTGGCCTTCGCCATCGAATCACTGCACGACATCAAGACAGACGAATAGAGGTCACCACATGCATATGCTGGTCACGCCGTTGCGTATGCGCGGTGTACCGCTCACACCGAAAGAGCGCCGTCAGTACCCCGCGATCAGGTGCAACGTCATGGTCAACTCAACGATGTGTGACGTAATGGGCAGAGCGTCTAACCATGCACGCGCCGAGGTGGGCATGCCGCTAGACCCCGACCCGCTCCCACCATTGGTTGACGCTTCGCTGGCAGGAATGTCGGTTACGGGTTTCGTTATCTCTGGCATCGAGATAATCGACGGATGCGCTTATGCGCAATCCTGGTGGTGCCGTGAGGGATGAATATCAGCACTGTGAATCCGAAGAATCAACAGCAAAACAGGGGCCGAAGCCCCTGCCGAATCGATGATTACTCAAGCTGTTGATAGATTCGATACAAGCGGATTGACCAATAAGCCGTTTGCAGAATCCGGATTAACTCTTCTGGAATGAAGCGAGCAAGCAATCGATGCATGTTTATAAACCTCGAAAGTACAATCCCAAACTTTCTCAGCACGAGAAAGCAGCTTTGTTAGCACTCAGCGATGCAGTAACCGATTACACCGAAGGATAATTAATTAACTTCCAAGCAGAATTAATACACCTTTAAGCGCAAGTTTTAACGGTAAATCATGAACCGTATGGTTGACTGCCACATTGGTACGCCCTAACCTTTCGAGTTGCGAGCTTCAAAAGCTGTAGGGCGTCGAGTGCTGGAATCAATCTATCACAGGATTGGGGCTAGAAAACCACTTGTCGCTATCGTGGAAAGGCCGGGCACACGCCCGGCCTTTCTGCATTCTCCGCCGGCCGTAAGACGTTTTTTGGCCGGCCACTTCACCACAAATTGGTGAAACCTCGACATTTAGCGGGTTTGCGGTGGCCGGCGCAAATGCGTTGGTAGATACGATGTAATACAGCCGACTCTGTCAATATGCGCGTTGTATTCCTCTAGAGGTGTACAGCGATCCGACGAACGGTAGTGGCCGGCGGGAAGTATATTTCTTGCCCGGGCGATAGTTGGTCTGGCCGGCCACGGTTATCCACAGAGCCATGCAATGAATCTTGCTTGGTTTTCACTCTAGAAAATGAGAGATAACAGCGGCGTTACTCTTTTTATAGAGTAATTAGGGTCAACTTTAAGTTTAGCGCTTCGATTTTTTTAGCCCTCTCAATGAAGATCGTTGCATCACTCGGACTCGGCGCTGGGCCTGGTAAATGAGTGTGCGTTGAAAGCTGTGTGTTCAGCTCTTGCAGCAATGTGAGAGTTTCGCAAACGATCTGAAATAGATTCACCACATCAGACCCGATCCAGCTTTTCGGCGCCGTCATTCGCTGAGCAATGCCGGCGACGCTTTCACGCATGCCCTCGATTCGCTCCTGCATATCACCGCCTACCGTGGCGTTGTGCTTCTGCCCCACGACCAGATTCAGATCTCGCCCAGTCGCCTGGTGCAGATCATCCACCGCCGCCAGGCTCGCGGATCCACCCGACAGCAGCTTGAGCGCGCCCAGCGCCTCGATCGTCTTCACGCCGCCCACCGTCTCGGTTGAGTGGTCATCGACAGCCCGCGTGTGGCTCTGGAACTGCTCGCGGTTGTCCAGGGCTTCAACCTCGCGCTCGATCGCGTGATCCCGGATCTTGCCGTCTGTTTGGCGTAACCAGTTGCCGTCCGCGTCGACTCGCTGTTGCGTCGTGCCGCTGTGCTGCCACACCTGGTCGCCTTTCGGCACCTTTGGCATGCTCAGGCCGTGCGGCAAGATAGATTGAATGTAGGGCTTGTTCGGCAGGCCGTACGCGAAGCACACCACCACACGCGTGCCTTCCTCTGGAAAGGCGTAAATGCCCATGTCCTCGCCACCCGTGGATAGTGGCAGCGGGACACCGGTCAGCGGCGGCATCGCCGGATCTGGCTCGTTATCTGCGCCCAGGACTTCAATATCCACGGCATAGCGCGGACGGAAGTCGTCGCAGATCCCCGCGTCTGCCGGCGCATCGGCCACGGCGGTCACACGGGCAAAGCGTGGCAGGTGGTAACCACCGGTGAGTTCGGGGAATTGGCGCTCTACAGCGCGGCGGATCGCGTCTTCCATCGGATGGCCATCTGGTCATTGGCGAGCGCCACACTGGTGACACGCTCGCCGGCGTTGATCGTTGCACCTGGTCGCAACCCCGGAAGGGCCGCCACCATTGCGCTCTGGTTGCCCTGGTAGCCGTCGAACAGCTCCGAGGGGATCTGCAGCGCCGCCCGGGCGCCAAAAAAACTGTCGGCCCAACTGCCAGCAAACACCTCGCCGTTGCTCAACTGGTGCCAGGTGAAGTCCGGAATGCTGAACACCCGAGCCAGGCTGTCCATCGCCTGGTAGCCTGCGGCAAGGCTGTAGAAGTACGGTGCCTTTACGCCGGTGTATGGCTGGTCGGGCACTCGAAAGCGAAGGCCCGTCTGCTCGCTAATGGCGGCCAGCACGGCGCGCAGATCGACGTGACGCAGATTCAGCGGCAACGGGTTGGCCAGCACAGCAGCCAGCTCACGGCAGAACAGCACCTGCTCCTTGGCGTTGGCGGCGGTGCAACGCTCGACGTAGCCGATGAAGTGGCGCTGCAGCGTGCGGTCGTTGTAGCCGATGTCCAGCGTTACCAACCCTTTCAGCGGCTCGGCAGACTGCACGGTGAAATTCGCCCGCCCGGGACTGGCGGCGTCCAGCCGAACGTCTTCCTTGACCAGGGGAACAGGCGCGCCATTGATGGCCAGAACCTTGTGCAGCTTCACTTCTGCTCCCTCCCGCCCAGCCACTTATCCACACGGCCCAGCACCTTTTCAAAGCCGCTCAGTTCCGGGTTGTCGCCCGAACCGGAACTGCTACCACCTTCGCCGACCGTGCTGCCCGGGGCGCCCTGGGCGTCGACCTTGTTGCCGGCACGCCGCCCCTCGACCTTTTCCGGGTTCGATTCGCGCTCGCTCAGCGTGAACTGCACCAGCCAGGCTTTCAGGCTGTCGGCCTCGCGGGCACTGACGCCTTCGGAGAATTCGACCTGACGCACGCCGAACGCTTCGGCGGTGTCGTTCACGACGCGATACAGATGCAACTCCCCGCCGCTCGCCGTGGCTTCGGCCATGCGCATCAGGTCAGTCAACTGCACCCGATCAACAAAGGGGATCATCAGCGACACGGCCAGCGTCTTGGGCTTGAACCCCTTGTGGGCTTTGTCGGTGTTGCTTGTCTGCCCCGACATGTCGCCGCTTTCGATGCGCAGATTGCCGGTGACCTTGAGGTTCTTTCCTTGGATTTTTTGCCCGTCAAGCAACAGCGTCATAGGCCCACCAGCTCCCGCACAAAACTCAACCCCTCTTGCGTGCCCACCAACAGCAGGCCGGCGCACTGCACCCACTCATACCCAGGTGCGTCACCGCTCAACAGCTCCTGGCGCAGCTCGCTGGAGTTGCCCGGGCCAATCAGGCGCGCCCGTATGCTGACATCGGCGCTGCCACCGGCCAGCAGGTCTTTCAGGTCGGCCAATTGTTGATCCCGTCCCTGTTGCTGTGCCGTCTTGCGAGCGGCCAGCGCAGCTAGATCGCCCAGCGGCGAACTGTCGACGGCGTAGCCTTCCAGCACGGCCAATTGGCCGGCCATCGATTGCTTGGCAGCCTTGACCACCGTGCAGCGCTCCAGGGGCAGTCCTTGCCAGCGCGGCAACGGGCCGGCCCCGGGGATCTCCCACTTGTCGCTCTCAAGTTTCAGCAGGTGCTGGGCGCGCCGCTCGGTGCGCACCAGGTCGCCGATCGGCAGCAACGCATTGAAGCGCGACAGACCGCTGGCCAACTGTTCCAGGCGTGTGCCCAGGAACAGAATCGACAGGGCATATTGCGGCCCAACCGGACGGCCCGCATCGGTGGCGTCCTCCAGTTTTTTGGCCAAGTGTTCCAGCACATTCGGCGCCGACAGGTAGCGTTGATAGCCCTTGCCCTGGCCGATGCCGCTCTGAAACGGCGTCACCACCAGGCACGCCGGCACCTGGCCCAACTGTTCTGCCAGCGCAGTGCGTCCGGCTTCAATGGCATTTTTCGCCGCATCGCCGACCGGCCCCGGGTTGGTGCTGGCCAAACCTTCAAGGCCCGCCAGACGCTGGGCGGTACTGGCCAGCTCGCCGGTGGCCAGATCCTTGGCGGCAGACAGACCGCCCATCCATTGCGTGGCCTGCTCTGGCCAGCGCATCGTCACTGGTGACCAGGTCATGCTGGCGGCGTCCATTTGATAACGTCCATCGCTTTGCTGTCTTGCTCGTTGAACGCCTTGGCCAGCGCTTGCCGCAGGTTTTCGGCGTGCAATTGCGCCGTCTGCTTGAAACGGAAAAGATCTTGGCCAACATCGCGCAATTGATCGGCAGTGTGGGTTCTGAAAGCCTTGTGCTGCTCCATGTCGGTACACGCGATATCGGCGGCCAGGCCCGAGAGAATGGAACCGGTCAGATTGATTTGATCGACCAGCGCACTGTCGTAATGAAACGGCCAGCCCAGGGCTTGAGAAACGAAGCCTGATTCGGTGTACAGGGCGCACGCCTGGTTGATTTCCTGCTTTTTCTGCTCATGTAGCGAGGCAAGTATCGCGGCGGTGTCGTCAACCCAGTGGTCGTTTTTCCAGACTTGAAGCGGCTTTGGCTGCTTGAGCGTGTAACCGCTGGGCATCGGCGCGAAGCCGTCCAGCGTCAGCGGCTCGCCGGTCTTTATGTTGTACGCGGTCACGCCCTGGAAAAAGTCCAGCAGTTGCCATTTTCCATCAATCCAGCACGCAGCCTTGTGTTCAGGTTCTTCCGGAGGCGGGATTTCGACGCAGCCTGCGGGGATCAGAAAAACGTCGGGTTCCAGCTGGCAGGCCTCGGCCTCGGTCGTGCCGACGTAGCGTCCGAAGGAGTTGGTTTGATAAACGATTTTTCGGTTCATACAGGCGCTCAGTATTTGATGCAGACGAGAAATGCCACGTTGTCCGGACGGGACTCATGGATCCCGTCTGCGGCGACCGTGACGCCATGGATGTGGTCACCGGTGGCATAGATGTTCAGGCCGTGGGAGTGAACACCGTCACCGTTGATGCCGACGGCGTGGGTGTGTGCAGCGTGGGCGCTGCCGAACTCTCGCCAGAATGCTCCGCCGGAGCTGGAACCCATCACCGACCCGGCGACGTTGCCGCCGACGTTGATGCCTTGGTTGCCCATCAGAATTTGGGTGTTTCCTTCACCAGCGCCTGCTGTCCAAGCCGAGTGACCATGCCAGCCGGCGGCGTCAATATGTCCGCCATGACCGTGCGCACCTGCTCCGGAGGTTGACGCCGCGTGAGTGTGCGAGCGGTTTTGGTTGGCCTGCTCACTGCCCAGCGCCCGGCCGGCATCTAAAGTGCCGCCGTCGCTCCAGGCCCGAATGAACTTGCCGCGCATGTCACGTAAGTTGAAGGTGTTCACGCCATCGCCGGCGCCGTACCGGGTGCCGATCACCGCGAATAGCTTGGCGTAGGTGGTTCGCGAAATGGCGGCACCGTTGCACTTCAACCATCCAGGCGGCGCGCTGGTCATATCGAACGCGGCAACCATACCGGTCATCGAGTCTCCGACCTGTTGCTGCAACTTGTTAAGCGCGGCGGTCGAAGCAATGATCTGGCTGCTGTTGGTGCCCGGATCGTCGCTGATTGCGTTGGGAACATTGCTCAGCCCGACGTCTTCTTTCTTTGTGCCTCGAGCACGCAAGCGCGGGTAGTCGCCGTTCCTGGCCGCAAGGTAGGTAATCAGCGAAGCGTCGATTGGCTCGACCACGCGCCTGTCCAGCGCAATGGAAGCGTTGGGAATCTCGGCGAGGGGAACGCAGTAGTGGCCAACGCCGGTGCTGTCGGTGTAGTCGGTACGATCGGCTTCGAACACGATCGTGTAGCTGGCCACAACATCGTTGAGTTCACGCTTCAGGGCGACATCAAGCCAGGCCACTGTGGGGTAGCTCGGCGGCTCAATCTTCAACGGGGTCGATCGCACGACACGAATCCCCGCGATATAGGCGCCGCCTGGGTTCATCTGGAACGAATCGTTAACCCAATCAATTTTGAAGCCGGCGCCAAAGAAGCACGCTCGGCCATAGACATCACCATTGATCTGCCGCTGACGTTCATCAATGCCCGCCAGGCGCACAGTGAAGTCATGCTGCCAGGTGCTGGCATCGATCTTTACGCCGGTCAGCGCCTGGGCACCGTCGAACGCCACCAGAAAGTTACGGGTGACGTTGTTGCCGATCTGCAGTGGCGGGATGTTCCTGCGCTTCTGCTGCAGCGGCACGTAGGACACGGCGAACAGCAAACCGTCCGCGTCCTCGAGGCCGACCCAGTTGAAGTCCCAATCGCCGACGTCCGACCCCAGCTGCGCGCTGTAGACGATCTGGTTGGGGTTCACAAAACCGCTGTTTCCCTCGGGAATCTCGTAGGTGTGCACGATCTGGCGCGCCGGCGGCTTGCCGGCAGCACGATCCACCGGCGCTTCGGTGGCCAGCCCGGGCACGTTGGCGAAAATGAATTTCGTGATAACCAGGGACTTTTTCTGGCTTTGTTTCAGGGCGATTTGGCCTTCGCCGGCCAACGTAATACTGGCGCTCACTTTGCGCTCCTACAGGCTGGCGACCAGCGTCTGCTGGTCGTTGTTGAAGTCGATCAGGCCCACTTGCAGGCCCACGGGGGTGATGGTCACGAAGTCATAGCGCCGGCACGTCCGACCGTATTGCTGGATCAGCACGCGCAGCAGCTCCGGGTTCAGCGACAGTTGCGCGTTGCTGAACTTCAACAGCACGACGTCCCAATCCCGGTCGGGCTGACGTTCCTCGATCTCCACGTAGCCAACGCCCAGGCGCTCAAAAATGCGTTTCATGCCGGCGGTGCTGCCGGCATCAACCGAGTTGACGAAGGCGTATTTCACGCGCAACCGGAACAGACTTTCCGGCTCGCCGGCGAAGCGTGTTACGTCACGCTGCCAGGCCCACAACTCAAGGATGCTCAGGTGGCAGGTGTCGGGATCGATCTGCGAATAGGGCCAACGCAGCCAGCCGGAGACGGTTTCCCACCAGGACTGCGCAGCGGCCAACAACTTCGCCAGCTCGGTGCCGCCCAGCCAGAAAGGCAATTTCAGCTTGGTCATTGCGCCGTTACCTTCAACTGGCCCAGGCGCGGAATGTTCAGCCCGCTGATGATGTCCTGACCGGGTAGAAAGCGCAGAGAAGCGATATCGGCGAACTGCTGGTGGAGTTCTTCGCTCAGGCGGCTATAGCTGAATCGCGACTGTGGATAAGTCAGCGTCGGCTGGTAGTCGGTCGCGGTGCTTTCGCGAAACGCCGCCCGCACGAACAGCTCGACCTCTTTCACCAGGGCGCTGATTCGCTCGGCGCTCAAGTTCGGCTTGGGCCACAGCCACAGCGTCACTGTCGCCGGGACTTCAGGCATAACCATGGCCAGCAGATCGTCGCCGTGGCCGTGGTTGCCCTGGTCGCGGATATGCGCGTTGATTTGCTGCAGGTAGGTGTCCGCCGGCACGCCGGCATCAAACAGAATGTAGGCATTTGCGCTGCCCGGCCCACGGGGTGCGCCATGTTCGAAGTACACGCCATCCGGACGCACGCCCGGGAAGGCGGAAATCATGGCGCGATACACCGCGTCGGTGTGCCACTGGTTGACCGCCGAGAACTGGTTACGCACACGCAGACGCAACTGGTCGTTGGGTTCCGGATCTGCACCTGGCGAAGCCAGCCAACCGTCCTTGTTCACCACCTGGACAATGCCGGGGATCGGCACCGGCAGGATCGCGTAGTAACCCGGGGCCAGATTAAAACCGCTGCCCGCCTCGATCGCCTCGACCGGGACGTCCAGCTGGAGCTGGCCCTGCTGGAACGTCGCCGGCGCCGTGGTCACCAATTGATAGACGTTGCCGTTGATCGCGGCAGACTGCACCACAATGCCCTTTTCCAGCTGCAGCACGCCGTCCGGAACAGCACGGATAAAAAGCAGTTTTCCTTGGGCTTTAGTCGCGCCTTTACGCTCAACGTTGACCGCCCATGCCAGCGTGTCCAGCCACGCATCGACCGCTGTTTTCACAAAGAAGTTGGGCAGCACGGTCATGCACAAAAAATCCAGCAGCCACAGCACCGGCTTGGTCACCAGCGCGGTCATCACCCGCCAGAACGGCGAATAGCTGCTGGTGTTGGCCACTTTAGCGCCTTGGGCTTCCACTTCCTTTTCCCACTCGGCCTTCAATGCCGCCTCAGTGGTCGGGATGCCAGCATCGGCGATCACCTTTTTAAAATCGATGCTCACAGGCTGACCTCAATCGATCCGAATTTGATGGTTTTGGCGGTGACCAGGTACACGCCAGGCGCCTGCTCGGTGATACGTGCCGTCCCGGGCACCAGGCGCACGTCGTCCTCCACCAGCAGTTCCATCTGCTGGACGCAATCGCGTTGACGCAGGCGGTCGCGCTCAGCCACCAGCGTCACCAGCAGCCCGCTGTCGCGGATCATGTGGGCGATGTCCTGGGCGATGCAGGCGCGGTCGTCGACCAGCAGCGGCTGGTGCGACGGATCAAGGGCCAGGTCGTTGCCGACGATCAGCAGATCCAGGTACTCACTCATCCGCCCACCGCCATCGCGACCATGTTTTCCATTTCCAGCGGCGTCATCTGCTTGCCGGTGTGAATGTTCACGTTCTCCACATGCGTGCCCTTGTTCTGGCTGCTGTTCTTGTTCTGAATGCTGGTCAGCAGCCCGCCCGGCGGTACTGCAGACGGACGCGCCGGTGACAGGCTTGGAATGGCCGCGTTGATGGTCTGTTGGGATTTCTGCGCGGCGTTGGCGGTGTCGGAAGCGCTGGCAGCGGCGTCGACGCCTGGCACCTCGGGCATACCGCCGAAGCGCGCTTCGATGTTTACGCCGGGGATGCTGTTCAGCAGCTCGATCACGCCGTTAACGGCCTTGGTGAAAATGCCGACGATGCTGTCCCACGCGGCCTTGGCCATGCCTGACCAGCCGCCCATGGAATTGAACCAGTCGGACAGTTTCTGGAACGTCTCGGCCACCGCCTGGAACGCGGCGGTATTCATCAGGGCCGTCGTCCATTCGTCCCAGTAGTAGACGGCTGCAGCGATCGTGGCGACCAGGGCAACGATCCCGACCACTATCCACACCACCGGGTTGGCCAACAGCGCCGCGTTGACCAGCCAGATCGCGCCTTGCCACAACATCATGGCGCCGCGAATGACGGCCAGGCCGGCGCTCAGGGTGTAGATCACGGCCACGTAAGCCAGCATTACAACCTTCTGCAGAATGAACACTGCGACGGTGCGCAGCCCCATCAGTTGGAAGACTTTCCACACGGTGAGCATGCCCAGCCAGGTCATGCGCATGATGCCCACCGCCATGGTCAGCGCTGACATGGCCGCAACAATGCCCATGATCGACAACGCGGTGATGCCGATGACCCGGGTGATGTTCGGGAACAGCTGCGACCAGCGCACCAGGGTTTTGCCGATGTCGACCATCTTGGTCATGAATGGCGACAGCACCGGGATCAGCACCTGGCCAAATACGGTTCGCATGACCTCGACCAGCGACGCCCATTGCTGCCAGGGATCGACCATCGCCCGCGCCATCTGCTCGGCGTTCTCCAACCCGCGCACCTTACCCAACTGCTCGATGCCGTTGCGCAGCCGATCGGTGTCCTTGGCCAGCGCGCCAATCACCTGGGCACCTTCGCCGCCGAAAGCTTCCAGCAGCTTGGCACCGGCGGACGCGCTGGTCAGGTCGCCGAACTTGCCCTGGAGCTTGTCCAGGATGTTCATCATCGGCAGCATTTTTCCCTGCTGGTCGGTGAACTTCATGCCCAGCTTTTCCGAGGCTGCACCGATGTTTTCGAAAAACGCCTTGTAGCGTCCGCCGGCGTCGCCACCTTCCATGGTGCTGCTCAGCGTGCCGATCACCGCCATCTGTTCAGCCAGGTCGACGCCGGAGGTCGTGGCGATCGCCCCGGCCTCCTTGAACGCGTCTTTCATGGCCGCGCCACTGGTGCGGAACAGCTGTACCGCCAGAGCCGTTTGCCCGCCGAGTTTTTCCACCCACGCGCCCTTCCCCATCGCATCGGCTTGGGACTTCTGCAGGTTGTAGAGCGTGCCGACGTATTCACCCATGGTTTCGGCGTCGGTTTTGGTGGCCTTGGCCAGCAGGTTGCTGGTGTTGGTGAAGGTGGCCAACTGGTTGCCGGCCAGGCCTTTGATGGCGCCCTCGATGAGGTACGCGGACGTTACAAAGTCCTTGGCGTTCTCGCCGTAGTTCACTGCGAACTCCAGCGACTTGCTGTTCAGTGCGGACAGAGCATCCTCAGCCACGCCGAGCGATCGTACGTCGCCCAGGGCGCGGTTGACCTCCAGCGCCGGTTCCATGGATTCACGGATGGCGACCACGCCCGCCGTCAGCCCGCCCAAGCCCAGGCCGATCGTCTTGATGTGCTTTTCGCTTTGATCGGAAAGCTCGGCAAAACCCATTTTCACCTTACCCAGGGGCGCAGTGACCTTGTCCTGCAAGCTGAGAATGAAAGCCAGGCTGGCGCTACGGTCTGCCAATGTCGTTACCCGTTCAGCGCAATGGCAATGCCGTTAGCTACGGCAAATTCCATGCGTCTCCAGTGTTCGTCCTCCAGCCACTTGGCCATCCCCATCGCCTCGGGCGTGGGTTCGGCACCAGGTAGCCAGCGGTGCGTCAGGGCCATCAGCTGGCCCAGGCCGTTTTCGCTCAGGCGCTCAGCGTGCTCGAGCGCTTTTTTACGATCACCTCAACGTTGGGTGCGTATTCCTCCAGCAGCGCGCCAGCGATTTGCATCACCATCACCGGGTTGGCCAGGATCGATTTCAGCGTGGCTTTTTCTTCCTGCTTGACGGTGTTCATCAACAGGTTGTTGCCCGGGGCGACCTTGTTGGTTTGGGTCAGAGCGTTGAAATACTTGGTCACGTCCGCCGGCGTCAGATTGAAGGTGAATTCGTTTTCGCCGACTTCCAGGGTGATTTCTTTGTTCTGTTCGTTCATTGGATGACTCACTTATTGAGGTTGGGTAAAGGGTTGCCCAGGTGCGCCGGCGATCGCCGGCAAACGTCCAAGGCGTATTGCTGCAGCCCGACGATCATTTGCCGGCTTTGGGCGAGTTGATCTCGGAGGGTGAAATAATCCTGTCGAGCGTCTGCAGCGAGTTCGGCGCGTCCTGCATCAGCCACGCGGGCGGTGCCGGCGGTGGCGGACACAGATCCGGAGGCGGGACAGGTAGCGCTGACGTACAGCCGGCCAGTGCCATCGCCGACAGCACGGCGCAGGCGTTCGTTTTCAGTGCGTGCATAGGTCAATTCCTTGGTGTTTCGTTGGTCGATCACATCACGCTCGGCGAGCATTTCACCGCTGATGCGTGCCGCTTGGCGCAGGCCGACCACCTCAGTGTTCAGGCCTCGCAGGTCTTCCTGCGCTTCGTCGCGTTGATCCACCAGCCGGATAAACCAGTACAAGGGCACCAGGGCGGCAATGAGCATCCCGAACAGTGCGGCCTTGAAAGGTGAAATGGTCATTTCAGGCAGACTCCCACCTCGGCCAACCGGCGGTTATGCAGCCCGGGAACAAAGCGTTTCTGGCCCTTTGCGTCAGTCACAAAAGCCCATACCGGCGTCTTGCCGTCCGGCGCCCAAGCCAGGGCTTTGCAGCCTTCGGCAATGTGACCGGCGTTAATCAGCGCGACCGCTCGACTGGCGCAAGTGCTGGCCGCGCCGAAGTTGTGGCCGTGACTGGTCAGGGCGTCGAACGTGTTCTGGTTCACGTTCGGGTTGGTGATGCACTCGGCCAACTGCAGCTGCGTTTTGCGGATCACCAGTTGCTCCACCTCGGCGCACTTGGCAGGCGACCAGTAGTCACCGACGACGACCGGGTACGGGCTGGTAAACCGGGTGATGCCCTTGCAAACCGTGGGTAGTCCACCGGCGAGCTTGTCCGCGTAAACGGTGTTTTGACCGTTGCCTTCCCAGGTGCCCAAGAAGATCACCAGCGGCGTGCTGGCCAGCGCGATCAAACCGGCGGCTATCCGCCCGCGCAGACTCATGGGAACCACACACGCAACAGTGCCGGCACGACCATCTGCAGCACAGCGCCAACCAGCGTCAGGATGGTCAGCAAACGCCCGACTTTGGAGCCGATCACGTTTACCGCAAGAGTCAACGCCTGCTGTCCTTTGTTCAGTTCCTTGAGCTGGCCAGTCATGTTTTCGAATTGCTGCTCAAGCTTGGTCACACGAGTCGGCACGGTTTCGTGACGGCCTTCAAACTCGTTCATGCGGTGCTCGATCACGGCAAGTTGCCGCTCCAGCGTTCCCAGACGCGAAGTTTCAGTAGTCATCGGCGTTTACTCTTCTCAACGTCCGTCTGGCACGGGACGCACCGCGTCATACCGCCCAGCGCCTGGCGTGCCGAAGGGATCTCTTTGTCACAGTCCTGGCAATGGGTCAGGCTTGGCCCGACCGGCATAGGCGTCTGCAGCTGCGCCTTGATCGCCTGGTCACGTTGGCGTTGCTCCAGCTCCTGGGCACGGTCGAACCAGTCCACCATTAGCGCAGCCCCTCGGTTTCAGCTGCGGCCAGGTAGGGAACGCCGTTGATGCGGATAAAGTCCGGGCTGGTAACGTCAAACGGCATCTTGTATTTGCTCTTTTCGCCGCCCTTGGGATCGATCGACAGCAGGCTGGACACCTTCAACCGGCAACCGAATGCCTCCACACGCATTTCCTCGTCCTCGCCGGCCTTGGCGAAGAACACCGCATCAAAGGGTTTCAGCTCGCGAAAACTGCCTGCCGAGCGGGCGGCGTCCACCAGCAGGTTGAAATTGGTGCTGTCCAGTTCGAGTTCGCCGGCGGCGGCGACATCGCCGTCCACATAGCCGTCCGGAACGCCACGGGTTTGGGCCACTGCCGAGTTGTCGGTGATGTCCAAGGTGCAACTCTCAACGTGCAGCGCGATGTCACCCAGGTTCACGTCAAAATTCTTGCCGCCAATCTTCGCCATGGCGCGTTACTCCGTTTTGTCGGTGGAAAGATCCAGGGCGATGTTCGCGGCCAGGTCTTTCGGGCAGTTGAGGGGTTTGAGCTTGAAGTAGGCGACCACCTTGGTTTTGCTCAACCAGGTCAGCACCAGGTCGCCGTCTTTCGGCGGTTCGATATCGCCAGGGAACACCTGGCCAGCGAACGTGACGGACTTGGCCATGGCTCGCAGTGGAGCCATCAACTGGTTGGTGTTGACGGCCATGCTGTTGGGGGTGTTGTTCAAGCGGCGATCGGCCACGCGACGGATCAGCAGCGCCCGAATCAGGCGAGCGGCTTTGTCGGTGATGCGCAGGTATTCGACGACCTGGAAGTCGCTGCCCGGGGTATCCAGCATGTTGCCGTCCCCCCAATACACGCCCGGATAGTCCGGATAGGTTTGCGACACCGAGTACCGCGCCCGATCCAGTTCGGAGCGCACAGCCGAGGGCAGGGAGATTTTTTCGCCATCAATCGGCACCGGGCCGAGGCCCAGCACAGCACCGGTGGCCACGCGCATCGGACTGTCGGCGATGCTCACGGAAGCGTTGGCCAAGCGGCCAGCCAGCACGCCCAAGTCATTGCCGTGCAACTGCGGGACAACCAGCACACGCGGCGCTGCAAGGTTGGCCAACAGCGTTTTTCGCTCGGCCACGTACTTCGCCCAGGTCTGGTCGGCAGTAATGCCGGCAGTGCACGCCATCACGAAGATTCGACGCCCATAGGTATTGCTCAGCGAAATAGCAGCGTCATTCATGGCCGAAAGTTCTGCCGGTGCGGTCACAGGTTTGGTGATGACCACAGCCTCGACGGAGTAGCCCAGTTGCTGGGATTGCTCCAACGCATCAGTCCAATTGCCCTCCGCGCCGGTCGGAGCGGCCACGCATGCCCAGCGCTGGCCACCGTTGAGACGAGCAGCGGTGATTTGGGTTTTCAGGTCGCTGGCCGCAACGCCCAGGGCGGCGTCCAGATCGCTGTCGTTGTTCAGGGGCAGAAACTGGCCGACGTTCTTGCCGGCAGGGCCGATGAATAGAAAGTAACGCTCAATCTCACTCACTGGCCCTTGGCCCAGGTTGAGATTGTCGACGGTGACTTGACCGAGTGCCATGCAGTGCCTCGTTAGCGGGATGAAGTTAGGATTTGTTGCAACACCTGGCTAATCAGCAGATCGGTGTCGCGTTCGGTTTCGGCGCCGATGAACTGGCGTTTGGGCAGCGTGATTTCCCAGCTTTGCGCGCCCGATGACTCGCTGCGCTGGTCGTCCAGGATGCGGATCAGCAAGCCCGCCTTGGCGTAATTCACATGCTCTTGAATCCACGCCACCGACGGCCTGGTCAGGCTCTTTTTCCCTGCCTGGCGCACGCGAAAGCCCAACCGGCGCAGGCGCTTGGCCTGTTTCTCGGTGGCCGCAAGTCCCGGCGGGGTCTTGTTCCAACGGCGCATCTGCGCGGCGGTGCGGCGCTCACTGAAGCCGGTGTGTTGTTGCGCGGCGACCC